GCTGTCCTCATAGTTGTTATTGGGTATGGAGTATTATTAACACCGCCTCTCATCCCAACAACACCGATAATCGTTTCTATATCATCATCAGCAAGATTATGATTATTAGTACAAGTCACAATTGCCGGGTTGGTATTAGTGATATTCTCGATTTGAATTGTTGCACCAGTAAGACCAGGGACATTAAAGTCAGCTTGCCAGATTGCATAGGCAACTTGATAAGGATCACCTCCACCACAAATAACGATATATTGACTACCCTCTATTTGAACAGACACTAACCTATTCTGGACACCAGGAATATTTCCACACAAGGTTTTAAGATAACGACCCATTCCAGTACTAGCTGCAAGACCAGCAGTAAAACATCGTTCCCTAAAAAGACTAATAGGTTCACCAGAAAGTGAGGGAATTCCAGAGACTGGATTTGAGACACTCAGAGCAATATTAGCAGGAACCGAAGTTAGCATCTGAACTACTGTATTCGGTAAAACTTCCCACGCGCCCGATGTAGTCGCTAGTGCATAAATAGGGAGTGTATTCCCATCAACACCACAAATCCCACCGGTTTGACAAATGTATTGATAAGTTCCATCAGATATAACAAATCCCTGTGCAATCACATAACCTGGAGGACCAGTGAATATAGCATAGACTGATGTGTTAGTGACTGGTTGTTTATCGACTCCGTATAAGACACCAAGTTGATTTAATAGAAAAGCATTGGCTCCAAACGGTGTCAGTGAATTAACAAGATCGACTAGAAAACTATCACTTTCAATAAGTGCAAAAACATCAGTGCTAGAAATATCTTCAATTAATGATCCTGGTAGATTAGCAGTATAGTCTGGATTTGTTGCTGAAACAAGCGCGATCAATGCCGCACGCAAATCTGCTGGAGCTGCCGGTTGCAGTCCTTGCGAAGTCATTATGAGTGGAAGTACCGCCATTATATCGGTTGCTCCGTTGGATAATCCGCTGCTACTCTGACACCTACTCTAGATCCATAATTCGTTAAAACACTAATATCATATCGGGGAGCAGGAGCTCCGTCTTGCCCTGCGGCATAACTATCCGCAGATCCTTGTGCTATAGGAATAGGTGTCAGAATTAATGAAGCAAAAAATGGTGCAAATCGAGTTTGAATACGTGTCATATAAATATCGGGGTATACTTGAGTTACCACTGATTCATGTGCAGGTATTCCCCAATCAGCAAAGAATGGACTTTCACCAAGATTCAATTTGCAGACTTGAGCTAATGCTGTAATATAGACCGAATCATTAAATCCATTTGAATCAGTAACAACGACCCACCATGACTTCTTACCAGTGAGCACATCTTGAGTCCTGCCATAAGTTCTCATTTAATACGACCCTGAGCATTAATCACAGGTCCCTTCTCTGTCATTATACGGGCATATTGCCCTGTCTTACCATCTCCGCCAACATAAATATTTTCATTTGTAGGAACATTTAATGTCATCTTTTTATTTTTACTATCTACAGTAAAATTATGATTTGTATCCTTGCTCTGGATAGTACACAAATCATTCTTATCAAAACTATACTGAGTATTACTTTGCTGCTGCTGACTACCCTGACCACCACTAGATGAGCTAGAACCGTTGCCAGAACTAGACGATGATCCATTTGCAGTTGTTATAACTTGAATTTCCATAAAATGTCGTCGTTGCATAACTTGTTTTTGGGCACGAGTTATGGTTGTTGAAGAACTGCCACTACTCGGTGAACCAGATCCACCTGATTGACCTGGACCCGCTGATTGTTGTTGCGCCTCCATAGTACGCATCATCCAACCATTTGGCCCACCAGTTTCATGATGCTGGTCATAATCACGTTTAGGAGCATTTAGGTTAGCAAGAGGTTGAAAACTAAGTGTCGATAAATTGCCACGAGGATAGAAGCTTGTATTACCTCCGGCATAAGCTGTATTCCCTCCCATATAATATCCACCAGCAGCCGCGAATCCCTTATCACCTTTCTGCGTAGGTTCACGACCAAATCTTGAATACCCTTGTGTCATCTTCACTGTCGGCATAGTGAAGATACTATTGTTGGTTTCAAACTGAACGTAAACAAAATCCTTTTCTGTTTTCACAACATGACACGGAACAGATTTTGCCTGTGTCTCTTGTAAATCGGTAGTCCTCCTAGCAGACCATAAATTCATCCGCCAGTGAAATGGATTTTTTAATGAATCATATCTCATGGGTTTACCTCAAACGCACCATTGCGATAAACCAGTGTGGATATAGCAAATAGGGGATCTATCATATCCAGCATTCGATTAACTGTTCCTAGAATAACAATTTCTCCAGGATCGTTAGGCATGGGAAAACTAAACGTAACTTGATTTTCATGCACACATCGAAATTTCCCATTATATGTTGACGGACTAAATCCTGACATCGTATAATTTATAATCGTACCGGGAGGTGTTAATAATCCCGCATTGCCCAATGGAACTGGCCACAAGCTAGGATCTACTAATTGTACAGTCACAGCATTCAGAAACGGATCATAAACTGCGTTTAGAACACCACGAGCAGGTGGAGTAGACACTAATGCGGTTGTAACGATCCAATTTCCACTTTGATCATAAACATTAATATAATATCGTTGAGCAGAAACATTCCAAGTGATAAATATAGTATACGGATTTCCATCTAATGTTACAGAAATCTTTGGAGTAGTAATATTCGAAGGTACAAATGGGATTATTGTAGTCATGCAATACCCTTAGACTGAATAACAGGGGAGCCAGATATGCCTGCATAATTAGGATCTATCGGGGAACGGGTTGTAACAATCGAAGGTGGACCTCCTGATAGGGCTCCTGCTACACGAAGAGTTCGCATTTGACCGGGTTGTGCTGTCTGTGATCCAACATGCTGTCCGCTCAAATTCCCTAACGTAAACACTCCATTCGTAAGTTTAGACATCAAAGCATTCTGTGCATCAGCTAAATCCTGCAAAGCCACAAGTGGTCTTTCAAAATCAAATCGCCAAGCATTCTGTGGTAATGAAGCATTGCCACGTGAATTATCAGTCAATGCAGTCATCACCATATTATCATAAGTAAAGGCCGGAGTAGCAATCGTGTAGGTACCACCAACATTGTTATGAGCATCAAGTGCTCCCTTTAATGATGTGAATACAGTTTTCTTAATAGCCCATGCATTTGGACCACGCATCGGTGCATCCATAATTACTGACAGTGTCAATGGTTCTTTAATCACTGCATTCGCACCAACCGTCTGATTGGCAAATGGATACTTTGCAATCGTCTGTAAAACTAATTGTCCACCTGGTATGATATTAAATGATCCAAAGGCATCATCTAAATCACCAATATCAAATGGGAGATTTAGCGCAGTTCCACCAGGACTAAATAAACTCAACATTGGAATCATAGCACCTGGAACCTGAGAAGCCGAGCCTCCTGTCAAAATAATTGGACAGACCTGATAAGCAAGTTGAATTTGTGCATTTTGACTTGGCATTAGGCAACCATTCCTGCCGCCGTGGCATAAATGTTCGCACTCGGTACATCACGTACAGTGATACTTGCTGTTCTATTCATTTGCCAATTGCCAACATCCTGTGCTCCACGCATCATACGTCCACCTCTTCCACCACCAAAGGCATTGAGTGAAGCAAGTTGAGTATTGGCAAACCCAAATGAATCTCCGCCCGGTGTCGCTCGCTGTGCTGCCGTTCCAAACGTCGAAAATCCTCCACTTCTACCTCCTGCACTTGCAACTAAAGTTCTACCTCCTCCACCTCCCGCACCACCTCCCCTCCCAGCTAATCGTACTCCTCCACCTCCACCGCCAAGTGATGCATATGATGATTGATTACCACCTAAAAATGAAGCAACAGAATTTGTATTCCCACCAAATGATGCAAGAGAAGTCCTACCTCCAACACCACCATATGCCGCGACATTAGTATTTCGGCCTGCACCATATGCTGCAAAATTAGTACGACCTCCAGTAACAGATGAAAAATTATCTGTTCCGGGCATCCAGCTTTGCTTACCGGGGACAATGGGATAAGGTAATCCAGTATAAGGATCATTAGTCATTGGTGGAGCTTCTAATTTTTTGATACCTGGAATATGATTCCATATCCAAGATATTATATCACCAATAGTCTGTAACGTATTTTTGATGCTTTCTTTTAAACCCGTAAGATCATTAATAAACATATTAAATTGATCTTTAAGCGTTTGCGAAAAGAAATTACCAAATGCTTCGAGCGCCTTAATAGTAGAGTCTTTCTCTAAGAATGTTGCAAAAGAATCTAACCACCCTGCTATCTTGTCTAGTACAGATTTAACAATCGGCCAATTCAGTAATGTCTCAATGACCTTTGTTAGTGCTCCACTTAAATGAGTAAGAGATTCAGCAACACCGCTTAATTTTTCACCAAGTCGATTTTCAAGTTCAGTAGTAAATCGCGCCACCGCACGACTAAATTTATTCCAATTGTCCAATGCTTCTTTACTCATTGGAGCAGGTTGATTTTTTAAATCCTCACGTTCCCTTTCAGCTAATTTCCTACCTTCACGACCATGATGCGCTAACAAAAATTCATCACCAAAAAATTGTCGATATCCACGCGCTTCGGCCCATTGTAAGAGCCGCTCACGTGGAACATCTTTCATTTGTTCAGGTAATACTTTTAGGACTTGATCAAGAGCCTCCTTAGGAGACATCTGTGAACCATACGGTACTCCCAACCGGTTGAGGACGCGCATCTTGCTGACATCCCCGTAGAGGCCACCAGAAATGTTTCCCATGACATTGGCACCTCCAGGAGTGCCAGTCATAGCTATCTGAGCGGCTTGCATTCCTGCAAGATCACTGCCCATGCCCAAGCCAAGAGCCTGTCTCCTATTTTGCATGATACGATTAGCTAATCGATCAAACCCAAACAACCCGGCTCCTGTGCCGAGCATCATGGTCACACCACCAATCAATACAGCCCATCTTCCAAAATGATCTGTAATATTCTTAACAGTCGAATGAACCCTCCCACTAGTCTGCAACAAATTTTGCATCATAGTATTCATTTGTTGCGTCTGTTGTCCTGCCTTTTGGGCAGATTTTCCAATATCACTAAACGTCTTAGTCATTTCTTTAACACGATCAGACAAATCTGTAAAAGATTTGGCAAACTTTTCATAGTCTCCAGCTTCAACTTTTACTGTAAGTATCGCGTCCTTTGCCATTTTAATATCTTCTCATACTACGGTTGAATACACTTCCTTGAGGAGCCGGGAGTGGTGTCGTGGGGTCCGACTCAACTTGGGGAGGATTCGTAGATGGTGGAGTAACTGCCTGTGATTGCGGGTTTTGAGTTTGACTAGCATTACTGTTGGTTTGTGAAGCATTAGACGTATCATCACCAGGATGATTTACTGAACATTCATAGTTAGAACTCCAAAAAGCACCATCAGGGTTTCGAAGATCACCAACATGTGTGACTTTCAATATTCTAAATGATCCAGTGAAACTCGTATTTGTTCTTTGCGGTGAAGCACTTCCAAGTTGATTTGCAATAGGCCCAACTGTAAATAAGATATTTGATGGTAATGTTATATCCATTCCAGGCTTAAGATCAGACCGCATAACAGTCGTACAATGCATTTCTTCCTTATTAATCCATGTTGGTTGACCAATCAAATCAGCAGCTGCAACCTGACCTGATGTAATACCTTTTATATCAGTGACCGTAACAGTATCACCATCTGACGTAATTTTAACTCCACCATAATTCTTGGCGCCAAGCATAGATTGACTTAGTTTCTTAATATACTGAGCATACTGCGTAATGTTCTGGTAGACTCCGGCATCTTGATAATTGAGTTTTAGTAATGAAGAAATAGCTATCTTAATACCCATTCCAGGAAATGCAGTTGATAATGTCTGCATCATTGCAGAAGAAAGTGACATTCCCTGTTGCATATTATGAACAATATTTTGAGGATTCGTTAATCCAGGAAATCCACCACCTATCATACCAGATAGAAGTCCACCGACATCAGTTCCTATGCTACCAATATCACCTAACCCACCCCCACCCCCACCATCTCCACCACCACCATCCCCACCACCATCATCGAATGGAGTAACTGATGATCGTCCACGCGCGAATCTACGTTGATCAAGCGACCGAAAACCTGTATGAGATAAACGGGTTATCATCACCCGTTGCATGGATTGGGCACCTCCACCTCCACCTCCACCTCCACCTCCACCACCAC